GAATTAGATGACACACCACCTATACCTGTTGTGTTAAATAATATGCCTTTTGATGCAAGTTCTAAAGATACATTTGTGCAATGCCTAACAAGTTTTGGTTCTGGAAGTTATCTGACTATGGGAGGTACAACAAATTCTACAAATAGTGTTGTTGGTTTAATTATTTTAAATATATTTACTGAGGAAGGTTTAGGCAGTGGGGCAAATTTTGTAATTGGCAAAAGACTTAGAGACTTATACAATAGAAATACAGTTTCTAATGTAATCTTTGATTCTCCTATAGGACCAGAAATTTTAACGCCAAGTCCTGAAGGAAAATTCCAAACACAACTAAGAATTACATTTGAAATATATGAGGATCTTTGATTATGCCAAAACTTGAAATTACAGAAGAAATGCTTGATGTTATAGAAAAAGTAAAAGGAAGAAGAGAGGCAAACTATTGGGATCCCGAATGTAGAAAATATTATGAGACACAACAAAATTCAAAAAAAGATGTTAAAAAGTCAGAAAAAGGTTAATATAAAATAAATACTTTCTTTTTGTTATGGCTGTAAAAGGTGATGTTGGAAAAATTATGTTCCATAATGCTGCTGGTACTGAGGCAGATGTAAGTGATTTAAGATCATGGTCTTTATCTATAACAAAAGACTTAATAGAAACCACAAAAATGGGTGATACATTTAAAAGTAATTTGGGTGGCCTTATTTCTGGTACAGGTTCTGCAACTTTACTTTATAATCCTTCAGGCAACTCAGATTACCAGTCATTTATTGATGATGTTTTTACAACAGGAGATGCTGGTGATGCTTTAATAGAATTATTTCCTGATTCTGCAACTTCAGCTAAAAAAATCAGTTCAAGCATAATTATAGATAGTGCTGATTATTCAGCAACTCTTGGTGAAATAGAAGAAATTGCTATTACATTTACAACAACAGGTACTATAACTTCAGCTATATAGTATATTTTAAATAACAACCCCAATTTAATATGGCGACAAAAAGAACCGTAGACCTCATTACTGAAGCTTTTAGTGATGTAATGAATAATAGAAGAAAGTTTGAATTAAAAAAACCAAACGGAGAATTATTAAAAGAGATATTTTTCCCACCTTTAACTAGGTATGACAGAATACAAGCACAAGCTGCGGCTGGTTCTGATGAAGCATTAGCTGTCTCGACAAGACTACTTTGTCAACTTGCACAAAACGAAGATGGTACAAGAGCATTTGCCTCTGCTGATGCTGAAAACCTAAAAAGATTTTTACCTGAAACAGTTTTAAATGATCTTGAATTATTTATGATGGATATTCAAGTTGATATTAATACAGCAAAAAACGAATAAAGCGAGATAACTGGTTAAATTTTGAGTTTTTTCTCGCAACAGAACTGGGTAAGACATTACAAGAACTAAGAAAAACAATTACAGAGGAAGAATTAATATATTGGGTTGCCTACTATGAAGTAAAAAATGAAAGAGAAAAACAAGAAATAAATCGTCAAAAGAACAAAACAAGGTAAGATATAATAAAGGTTATTTGTATTTGTGGCACAATCAACAGTAAAACTAATAGTTGATGCACAGAGTGCAATAAGACCTTTACAGCGAACAAATGACGCTACGAAAGCTTTAAGCAGTAGTACAGATAAATTAAAAGGTAGATTAAATAAAAGTAATAGATCACTAAAAGATACTGGAAGATCAGCAAAACAAGCAAGCGGTGGTGTTAAGACTTTAACTGGATCTTTAGGACCACTGTTAAAAGCATTAGCTGCTGCTGCTGCTATAAGATTTGTTTTTGTTAAAACAGCAGAACTTGAAACTCAAAGAAAAAGTCTTGAAGTTTTAACGGGATCACTTGAAAAGACAAATTTAATTATTCAAGAGTTACAAGATTTTGGTGCTGTTACTCCATTTACCAGTAGTGAATTAATTGAGCAATCAAAAAGACTTAAAGCTTTTGGATTTACTACAGATGAATTAACTGACAGTGTAAAAAGATTATCAGATATTGCTGGAGCAACAGGAGCAGATTTATCTGGAATAGCAACTGCATTCGGACAGATAAGAGCCAAAGGTAAATTACAACAGGAAGAGAATTTACAATTATTAGAAAGAGGAGTAGATATTACAACTGAACTAAAACGTATTACAGGGTTACAGGGAGAAGAATTTGAATCTGCAATGCGTAAAGGAAAGATTGGAGCAGACCTTGTAAACCAAGCATTTATAAACTTAACTAATCAGGGCGGTGCTTTTTTTGGAGGTGCAACTGCACAGGCAGATACTTTAGCTGGAAGATTCAGTACCTTAGTTGATTCTATTGAAACTTTGGCAAGAAAAATTGGCCAAGAACTTACCCCTGAAATAAAAACTGTTTTGAATCTAGGAATTAGTGCTGTTAATACAATTTCAAAATTAATAGATAGATTTTCAACTATTGGTGAAATAGGTGTAGGAGCTTCAACAAAAGCAGAAATGGATGCTCGTAGTCAAGCAACTAGATTAACTAAAATGAAATTTGGTGATGATATTAGACTGTCTGGTTTTGCTTTTACTGATGAAGAAAAAGCAGCAAAAAAGTTTTTAAAAGAACAAACTGTTATATTAAAAGAACAATTTATTGAAAGAGAAAAGTTAAAACAAAAGTCTTTTGAGGAAGTAGAAATCATTAAAGAGGGAAATCAAAAACAAACAGAGACAACAAACAAAATTATTGAAACAAAAAAAATAGTAGAAGGTACTACTACTGCTGCAAAGGCTTTAAATGATGAAACGAAAGATATTGCAAATTCTTTTGCCGAGATAGGTGACACAATAGGAAGTCAAATATCAGATGCTTTGGTTGGTGCAATAAACGGTACAAAGTCATTAGGAGAAGCAGCTAAAAATATTATTAACGATTTAGCAAATTCATTATTAAGAATGGGTATAAACACATTACTTAAAAGCACAGGTTTTGGTATTTTTTCTAATTTACCTGGATTTGCAAATGGTGGTAGACCTCCTGTTGGTAGACCTTCAATCGTAGGAGAACGTGGTCCAGAATTGTTTACGCCTTCTGTTTCTGGGACAATTACACCAAACCATGAATTAGGTGGAGGCTCTACAAATATTGTTGTTAATGTAGATGCTTCTGGTTCTTCTGCTGAAGGTGATGAAGAACAAGGTAGACAACTTGGACTTGCTATATCAGCAGCAGTACAATCTGAATTAATACAACAAAAAAGACCAGGAGGATTACTTGCATAATGTCTACTTTTACTTTTAATGATGCTGACGTTGGAACAACAACGGGCGGCACTACTCCAAAATATAACTTAAGAAAAAACTCTTCTCCAAATACAAGAGTTGTACGTTTTGCTGATGGGTTTGAACAAAGAATATTATTTGGGTTAGCAAGTCATCAAAATCCAAAAGTTTATAATCTTACGTTTGATGTATCAGCAGCAGACGCAACTAAAATTGAAGATTTCTTTGATGCTAGAGCTTTAGACAATATAAGTTTTAGCTTTACACCACCTGGAGAAGCCAGTTCATCTAAATTTGTATGTGAAGGTTATAGTAAACAGATTCCATATGTTAATAGAGCAACAATACAGGCAAGTTTTAGAGAGGTATTTGAAGCATGACATCAAGTTATGAGCAGGGCTATTCAAATACAAACATAAAGGTAAGTAAAGATTTACAAGAATCTAATCCCTCTGCAATTATTGAATTATTTGAGCTTGAGTTAATTCCAAATGTTCATTACGTAACACCAGCAACTATAGATACAAGTTATTTTTTCCATGATGGAACGAGTAATAATAATTTTGGTTCTATAAAATGGACAAAAGGAGATTCCAATAATACAGAGGTAGACTATGTTGCTTTACCTGTAAAGGCTGAAGGCTTTAAATTTGGTAGAGGACAACTGCCTAGACCAACACTTACTTTTTCTAATGCTTTAGGTACGTTTACAACTATTTTAGCTGCTGTTAATTCTGTAGCAACGAGTATTGAAGAAGGTTCTATTGGATTAGGTTTAATCAATAATGATCTTACGGGTGCGAAAGTGATTAGGAAACGAACATTAGAAAAGTTTTTACCAACTTCAAATTACAGTACAGTACCTAGTTACAATGCTTTTGATTCTACTTATCCCGAATTTCCGCAGGAAGTATATTTTATTGATAGAAAGAGTCAGGAAGATAGAGA